CTATTGGGTACCGCTGATGGCGTAACCATCTATGGTGGTGAATCCACCCATCGCCGTTTAGCGAGCGGCACGCCACGATGAGCTGCGCTAGTCAAGGGCGCACGGTAATGAGGCGTGACAACCCTCAGTCAGCTGAAGTTCGGCTGGTCACCGGCAGCTGGCACAATCGACCCGCTTAGGAGGTGTAACGTGGATCTCCACGCGAGGGCCGGGATTGATTTTCTCGGTAAGTACCTCAGTCGTGTCAATCAATCTAAGATTGACAAGGCGCTCGCTTTGCTCAGCAAGAGCGTGGACACTGTCGCCGTGGATTACCCCATGGAGAGAGCGCTTCACGATCTAGCGTCTGGGCTCGTACCAGAAAGGGATAATCGGAGTGTCACCGACCCTGAATGGGTGGAAAAAGGGATCGCCGCCTACGGCTGTCCAATTCACACCACCTCAGATGGAACAGCTACGTCCGAGTACACAGTCAGCGGCCACGGAGAGTGTTCCTGCCGCCGCAACAACAAGGTTCGTCGAGCCGGTGCGGTTGGACGACGGGGAAGTTCTCGTTTCGTCAAACAAGGGAACGCAACGGTACAATCTGAACGAAATGCAGGATTGGTCGGCCTTCGACTATTGGCTGATGAGTCTCGCGAACCTGACAGGGGAGCTTTACTATCCGCTCGACAAATACGAGATCCTAATCAGGCCCAAGGTTCTCGTGGACACGTCTGGCAAACCGAAAGTTATCGACAAGCCATACGTTCAGTCTATGACACGGCGGGTGGCAAGGGTCGAGGGGCAGAGCCTCTCACAGTGGAGAAAGTGGTTTCTGATTACATTCTCCCTAACTCTTATGCTGGCGCTCCCCTTTTCCGTCGTAACAAGCTGGTCCTTGACACCGGTGCACGGCTTGCTACACGGATTATTCGTGACGGGCGGGGCTTTGACCCCTATACTTTTGGCCGTCGCGTACAACCTGGGAAGGCTGGTCCAAAGACTCGGCTCGTATGGATGGCTCCGCTTCCTACGACAATTGTCGGGACGAGGTACAGCAAACCAGTCATGGCGTCGCTTTCTCGAAAAAGACCATTCACATGGGGACTTCGAGGATTTGAGAGAGGCGCCATAATCGCTGAGATTGAAACAAGGCATCGTTACGTTTATAGCCTAGATTTCAGCAAGTTCGACTCAACGGTTCCTGCACGAATGATTGATGATGCTTTCCGCGTGGTACGGACGCATCTAAATCTCGATGAGTCGGAAATGACTGTGTGGCATCGGTACGTGAACGACTTCATTCACTCACGTATCATAGCTCCAGATGGTCATGTGTATCAGAAGCACAAAGGCGTTCCGAGCGGTAGTGCATTTACCTCAGTTATCGACTCGGTCGTCAATCTGATACTTGTGTCCTACATGTGGTGCAAGCTCACCGGGCATGCACTGAATCATGACCGTGTGTTGGTGATGGGTGACGAC